CAAGCCGAAGTTCGAGAAGGTGAAGCACAACGAGGACGGCACATCCTCCGCCCGCCTGTTCTTCCTCGACGACCAGGGCAACTGCCTGAGCAAGTCCTACGGCTCCAAGTATGGCAAGCCCCTCGCGATGCTCATCGGCAAGTTTTCCGGCAAGTTCACCGAAGAGCTGCGCCTCGACGCGACCCCCGCCGAGTTTATGCAGTACATCGAGCCCGCCTGCGGCAAGACCTGCCTGATCGGCGTTGAGGCCATCCCGAACGGCGAGTGGAACGGCAAGCCCCAGTTCAAATACAAGCTGACGTTCCCCAAGGGCGGCCAGAAGCCCATCGTGCCTGAGTCCCACACCGAAGCCCCGCCTTTCTAGTCCATGACCGAGGCACCCACGCCCATGGCCGCACCGACCCTCGTGCTGATCTCCGGGTTCGCTAGGGCTGGGAAGGACACTCTCGCCTCCGGGCTTCTCGAGTGGTCCACCCGCCCTGCCGAGCACATCAACTTCGCCGACGCCCTCAAGGAGGCCGCGAACCACTACATGGATTACCTAGGCATCGACGGGAACTTCTTCCGCGAGGACTTCAAGTGCGACAACCGCGACTTCCTCGTTCACGCGGGCAAGTTCGCACGGCGCCTAGACAAGGACGTGTTCGCCCGCCACTTCGCCAACTGGTGCCCGGTCATGAAGCACCACGACCAGCCCTCCCCCGAGACGGTCGTCTGCTCCGACTGGCGCTACATCAACGAGCTGCGCGTCTGCCAGGACATCCTCTGGGAGAAAGGCTGGAAGGTCCGCACGGTCTACGTCGCCACCGCCGGCGTCGGCCCCGCGAACGACGAGGAACTGGACAGCATCGCCGAGATACGCGCCGCCCACCTGTTCGACCAGGAGTATATCTTCAAGCCTGACGCCCGTAACCAGATCATGTCGGAGGGTCGCCTACTCGCCAAGTCATGGAGACTCTGACCCCTGAGACGCTGGCGTGGGCCCGCAAGGTCGGCCTGCCCCCTGAGCGCGTGGCCTTCCTGCTCGCCTGCCCGAAGTATACCGTCTGCCACGGACAGCGTAAGTCCGAGCGCAACGTGAAGGACAACCCGAACCATCACCTCCAGCGCTTAGGCGACTGCTATTGGTTCCGCCTGCGTCGTCGCGGCAAGGACATCGTCGAGAACATCGGCGGCGACCTGACCACGGCCCGCACCCGACGTGACGAGATGCTCGCGGCCTTCGATGCCGGCAAGCCCATCCCATACCTTTCAACGAAATGAGCACCCCGACCCGTTTCGTGGCCTTCGGCGATAACCACGGCGACATGGCCGACGAGAACGCCGTCGAGGCCTTGTGCGAGTTCATCAAGGACTACAAGCCGAGCGTCCGCGTCCACCTCGGCGACTGCTTCGACTTCCGATCCCTCCGTCGTGGAGCCGGGCAGGATGCCGAAGGCGCTGAATCCCTTATCTCGGACATCGAGGCCGGTGAAGCCTTCCTCGAGCGCACGAAGCCTACCGTCTACCTGATGGGCAATCACGAGCACCGGGCACAAGCCCTCCAGCATACCTCGGGCTCCGCCTTGGTGCGCGACTACTGTGCCGACCTCGAGGCCCGCATCAAGACCGCCGCGAAGAGCTGCGGGGCCAAGACCATCCTGCCCTACCACGCCGAGAAGGGCGTCTACCGCCTAGGGCAGGTCGCCTTTATCCACGGCTACGCCCACGGCCTCAACGCCACCGCAGAGCAGGGTAAGCACTACGCCGACCGAGGCGGCGCGCTGATCCACGGACACACCCACACGCTCGCCCAGGTCAACTTGACCAAGGCCGAAGGCGGGGCCGCGTTCTCCGCCGGCTGTCTCTGCCAGAAGGACGCTATGGCCTACGCATCGCACAGGCTCGCCACCTCCCGCTGGGGCTCAGGCTTCGCCGCCGGCTGGGTCGACGGCACGGACTGGAAGGTCTGGCTCGTCCACCGCGTCGGCTCCCGCTGGGTCTGGACCACCGACCTCAAGGTGTTCACCCCGAAGGCCAGATGAAGCGCTTCGACGCCCACGCGCTGCTCGAGGCCCTCAAGTCCGCACCAGGGCAAGGGCTCGACGGCTGGATCAGGACACTGGACATCGTGCCTCTCCTTGGCCTGAAGACCCTCGCCGGTGTTCGCGGCCCGGTCGCCCGCATCGTCAAGGCAGGCTTCGCCGAAGAGCGGCGCATCAAGCACAACCGCTTGATGTATCGCCTGTCGCCTCGCTTCAAGACGTGGCCCAAGGCGCTCGACGCCGCGCTCGCCCTAGAAGAGTTTAAAAGCCCGGAAGGATGGGTGACGCTGACGCAGTATGCCCGCAAGAAGCGACGCACCGTCCGCGGCCTACAATACCGCATCGACGGCATGGACATCGCCCGCAAGGTCTTCCGCACCCCGCGTCCTGTCCCCCACTACCGCAAGGCCGACCTCGACCGCATCCTACGCAAAGCATCTTGACCAAGGGCACCCACGCCCCCAAACCCCAACCCTCTCTTCCATGACCCCTCCGAACAACGTGCCGGCGGAACGCCACCTCCTCGGTGTGCTTCTGCGTGACGCGCTCCCTTTCCCCGCCGACCTTAAGCCGTCCGACTTCTTCGAGCCCTCGCATCAGGAGATTGCCGGGGCTATCCTTATGCTCGCCGTCGACGGCATCACGGCCGACGAGCTCATCGTAACCCAGAAACTCCGCGAACTTAAGTCCAACGTCCAAGCAGCCGACGTTTCGCTCCTGGTCAGCGACGCAGGGTCAGCGACCTATCGACCCGAGCATGTCGACCTGATCACCAACGCCGCGTTGCTCCGTCAGGCCGCGCTCATCGCATCGAACGCCACCGACCCCGAGGCCATCATCGACCATTATGCCCGGCTCTCCGAAGAGCGCAAGGGACGCAAGGTTAAGGCCGGCCCTGCCCGGATGGACTTCGACGCCCTCATGTCTTTCGAGCGCAAGGAAGACGCGTCATGCGTCCTCGGCTCTCGACGCTGGCTCTGCAAGGGCGGCTCGATGCTTATCGTTGGCCAGTCAGGCACGGGCAAGTCGTCCCTGATGATGCAAGCCGCCGTGCGCTGGTGCGTGGGCAAGGACTTCTTCGGCATCAAGACGCACAAGCCCCTGCGGGCCGTAGTCCTTCAGGCCGAGAACGATCAGGGCGACATCAGCGAAGCCCTTCAGGACGTCGTCAACGGCGCTTACCTTGACGGAGTCGAGAAGGCCACGCTCCGCGACAACCTCGCCATCTACCGCGACACCGTCAGCACGGGCACGGTCTTCACCGCCGCCCTTCGTCAGCTCATCATCGAACAACGCGCCGACATCGTCTTCGTCGACCCGCTGCTCTCCTTCGCCGGCATCGACGTGTCCGACCAGGAGCAGGCGTCCAAGTTCCTGCGCCATGACCTCGCCCCGATCCTGCTGGAGACCGGGGCCGTCCTTGTGGCCATGCACCACACAGGGAAGCCCAAGGCCGCCAGCGATAAGGAAGGCCACACTGTCGCCGACCTAGCCTATGCGGGCCTCGGCTCCTCGGAGTTTACCAATTGGTTCCGCGAGGTCGCCGTCCTCTTCCGATGCCAGGGCGATGAGCCGATCTACAAGTTCGGCCTGACTAAGCGCCGTGGCCGTGCCGGCCTCCAAGACCACGAAGACCAGTTTAAGGGCGAGATCTACATCCGCCACGCCTCCGAGCCAGGGGTCATCCGATGGGAATACAGTACGCCCCCCTCCCAGACCTCCACCGACCCCTCCCAAGGGCATAGCGATTCCAGCCCCGCTAAGGGGTCGCCAGGGCGTCAGAAGGTCAAGTAAGGCTCAACCCTCGCACCCCCTACCCATGCCCCCCCTTTACACCCCCTCTCAACTTCCAACTCAACTTCCGTCCCTGTATCTTGCAGATAACAGGGTGAGTCTAGCCTCACCCCTGTTCGCTTACGCTCAGGGGTTCAGCCGACTCTCTGGCGACGAGGCCAGTCTACCCCGATGAATAACGACGACCGTACCAAAGCGCGGCGAGCTTACGTCCTGCGTAAACTTGCGCTGACCCGATCTAGGCAGAAGGCCTGGAGGGAATACCCGGAGAAGATGGAAGCCATACGCCGTCAGGCCACCGTCGAGGCAAAGGCAGTCAGGGAAAGGAATAACGAACACCTGAGGGCTATCCTCCGAGGCTGGCCCGAGAAGATGTCGCCCGGTGAACTCAAGCAGCTCGTCGAGCAGCGCTTGGACTACGCGGGAAAGTATTCATCCCTCACTTACCGACTGACCAGGTGCAATCTCCTTAGGTTCGATGCCGACGGATACTGGCACAATCTTTGCAACTTGCCCGCTGAGTAATATCCTTTCCACTACGACGTGTGACCAAGGCCAGCATCAACGACCTCTCTGCTCCGGCTAGGGATGCGAAGAGCTTTGACGCTTGGTTCTTCTCTCAGCCTAAGAAGGTCCAGGAGAAGATGCGCGAGAACGGCGTGCTGCCTTACCGCGAGATGTCCCAGTCCCGGCACGTCTTCCAAGTCGATGCCAATCATCCTGCCTGGTCTACGCGTGATGGTGACAACCTACGCAAGGAGACCGAGGCGTTTATCTCCCGCGATCATGTGGGCGTGATGCTGAAGGGCTTCATCGACGCGCTGGCCGCGACGGACAACTTCGCCTTCCGTCGTCACGTCGAGACGGTGAGGTGGGCGCTGTCTCTGCCCGGATGCCTGGACTCCCGCACGATCGGGAAGATGTATGGACGCTCACACTTCTGGATGCGTAGCCGTGCCAAGGAAATCCAACGCGCCGTGAACTCTGACGCGGTCGGAATGTTCCCGCACGTTAATGCCAGACGCGACAAACATAAGCAGGCCCGCCCCCGCCCCACACCGCATAACCCGTGAAAACAGCCCATATACCCCCTGTAAGGAGTCTCCTAGACCCCCCCCGCCTTCACGCGTGGCCCGACAC